TATGACTGAAATTAATGTAGTTGACTTTTCTCAAGTATTAGAAACATCACAAGACACAGTTAGACTTTCAGTTGATGGAACTAAAACAGTAGTAAAATATGATGGGGACATGCCTTCATCTATAGTAGCTTTAACAACAAAAGAAGGCCCTTACACCCATGAAGAAATCCTACCAATAATGCAAACACCAGAGTGGTATAATCCTAATGACATAGAATGAGTGGATTTAGTGGACCAAATGGAAGTATTGTAACTGAAGGATTAGTCTATTACATAGATAATCCTAATAAGAAAAGTTATGTAAGTGGTAGCTCAGTAATTAATAACTTAGTAGGCACAGACACAACTGACATAATCAATGGAATAGATTTAACCACAGAAAACTTAGGTGGATGGACATTTGATGGAGTTGATGACTATATGCAAGCCCCTCAAATTGACTCACAACAATTAACTCTTGATATATGGTTTAAAATTAATGATCCTATGTCTTCTAGCTTTTCTGCGACTATTTTTAGGATGGGGCAAACTGTTGTACCTTTTAGTTTAATATTAGGAGCACCTTTTTTCAATTCTCTTATGGGAGTATGGAGATGTAGACCTAGAGTTTTTTTTAGAAACCCAACTTGCACAAATTCTAAAGTATTAAATTTTGGGTTAAGTATAGACTCTGATTTTTTATACAATATGATTGTAACCTATGATTGGGTAACTACAACAACTACTTGTTATTTAAGTGATTCATATGTAGGTGATGGTACTTTTACTAGAACAGGACCTGTATCTTCTACTTTAAGTAGTTTTAGTACTTGTACTACTTATCAATTTGATGACACATCACAATCTTATACTTTTATGGCAATTCAAAAAAATGGAGGAAATAATAGTGGTTATTTCCCAATGGACATTTATAATTTTAAAATGTATAATAGAGTTTTAAGTGAAGAAGAAAGAAATAGAAACTACAATGCTTTAAAAGGTAGATTTGGGCTATGAGTGTAAAAGGAGGCATAGATAAAATAATTACAAATGGTTTAGTTTATCATATTGATAATCCAAACTCTAACTGTTATACACCCAATGCTACTATTGCCAATAATTTAGCTGGTGGTGATACTAGTTTATTAGAAAATGGGGTAAGTTTTACAAGTAGTTTTCAAGGTGGGTGGGTATTTGATGGTGTAGATGATTATATTAATTTTAATTCAATTCTCCCAACTTTAAAAAACCAAACTCAAGGAACATGGGAGTGTTGGGTGAAGATTGCAGACACAGCCCCTTCCGGATTTAATAATGTAATAGGAATTGCAGAAAACAACGCTAGTGTAGGTTATATCCATTTACAATTCAAACCCGGGAATTCCTATTTAAGAATATTATGTACCAATGGGGGAGTTGTAAAATGGAATTACGAAACCTCAACCAGTCCTTTAATACCTGAAGGCTCCTATAAAAATATAGTTATGGTACAAGATGGGTCAGCCCCAACAGCTTATGCTGATGGTGTAGAATTAACTTTATCTGCCATTATTACAACTGATACTACTTTTTGGTTAAATGATTTTACTACCATAGATTATGGTACTATAGGTTGTACAAATTTCGGAAGTGGAGGTAATAACCAGATTAATTTTTATAATGGTGATATTTCTATTATTAAGCTTTATGACAGGGCTTTATCAGCTGCCGAAGTTTTACAAAACTACAATGCTTTAAAAGGTAGATTTGGTCTTTAATTCTGTTTATAATATTTATAATAAAATGGAAAAAACAGTTTTAACTCAAGAAGAAATTAAACAATTAACTTCGTTGCAAGAACAACAAAATAACTTTGTTATTAGATTAGGTGAGATAGAGTATCAAGTAAATTTACTTTTACAACAAAAAGAAAAAATTAAAGAAGAGATTAAATCCTTTGAAGCAAGTCAAGTTAAATTAGCCCAAGAGTTAGAGACAAAGTATGGGAAGGGATCAGTTAATGTGGACACAGGTGAGTTTATTAAAGCTTAAATGACTTTCAAGGGGTTTTATAATATTTATAAACAAAATTAATTATATAAACAATGGCAGAAGTATTATTATCCCCCGGTGTACTAGCAAATGAAAATAACAGTACATTCATCCAACAACAACCAATTCAAGCAGGAGCTGCTCTTTTAGGACCTACAGTTAAAGGTCCTGTTGGTATTCCAACAGTATGTACCTCCTACAGTGACTACTTAAATAAGTTTGGAGCAATTGTTGAAAGTGGAAGTAATGAGTATACTTACTTCACTTCAGTAGCTGCTTATGGTTACTTCCAACAAGGAGGAAATACACTATTAGTTACTCGAATTGTAAGCGGCTCTTACACATCCGCTACAAGTTCAATTATAGCTAACTCAGACACATCAGCTTCATTTACATTAGAAACTATAGCTGAAGGTGCTGTTCAAAACAGTACTTCAACTGAAGGATCAGCTGGTCAGTTAGCAGATGGAACAAGAGATAATTTAAGATGGGAAGTTGTTTCACCAAATACATCATCAGGAACATTTAGTCTTCTTATTAGAAGAGGTGATGACATACGAACTTCAAAAACTGTTTTAGAAACATGGACAGATCTATCATTAGATCCAAATGCTTCAAATTACATTTCTAGAGTAATTGGTGATCAAAGTTTAACAGTTAGACAAGATGGCTCAACTTACTACACTCAACTATCAGGATCATATGCTAATGCTTCAAGATATGTTAGAGTAAAGTCAGTAGCTACCCCAACATTAAATTACTTCGACAATGCTGGAACAGCTAAGTCAGCATTTACCTCATCAATTCCAGTAGCAGCATCAGGTGCATTTGGAGGAGCTTTAGGAACAGATTTTAATGGTATAACAGCTAACTTTAATGAAAATATTAATAGTACAAACACACAAGGTTTAGTAGCTGATAATTACACAACTTCACTAAATCTTCTAGCTAATCAAGATGAATATAAATACAACTTGATTGTAGCACCTGGTTTGTATAATGTTGACTACTCTTCACCTTTAACCACAATGGTTAATAACTCACAAACTAGAGGTGATAATATAGCAGTAATTGATATGGTAAAATATGGTCAAACAATTACTTCAGTAACAACACAAGCAGCTGGAAAAGATTCATCATACGCTGCTACTTACTGGCCTTGGGTTCAAACAATTGATCCTGACTTAGGCGATCAAGTTTGGGTTCCTGCCTCAACAATGATTCCTGGAGTTTATGCTTTCAATGACAACTCAAGTGAAGCTTGGTTTGCACCTGCTGGATTAAGTAGAGGTGGATTGTCAACAGTAATTAGAGCAGAAAGAAAATTAACAAATGGAAATAGAGATACATTGTATCAAGCTAATGTAAATCCAATTGCTACCTTCCCTAACGCTGGAGTAGTAGTATTTGGACAGAAAACACTACAAAAGAAAGCATCAGCTACTGACAGAGTAAATGTTAGAAGATTATTGATTGAATTGAAGTCTTACATTTCACAAATAGCTGACAATTTAGTGTTTGAGCAAAACACAATAGCTACAAGAAATAATTTCCTATCACAAGTTAACCCATATTTGGAAAGTGTTCAACAAAGACAAGGTTTGTATGCTTTTAAAGTAATTATGGATGAAACAAATAACACACCAGATGTTATTGACAGAAATCAGTTAGTAGGTCAAATATTTATCCAACCAACTCGAACAGCTGAATTCATCTATCTAGACTTTAACATACTACCAACAGGAGCTACTTTCCCAGCGTAGAAAATTGAAAAATTAGATATTTATAATTGAAATTAAACAATAAAAAATGGCAGTATTAGATCCCAATGAAATATTTTTTACAGCGTTTGAACCACAACAAGCGAATAGATTTATCCTTTACATGGATGGTATTCCTAGCTTTATGATTAAAGGAGTTGGAGCTGTAGGTGTTACACAAGGTGTTGTAACTTTAAATCACATTAATGTTGAAAGAAAAGTAAAAGGTAAAACTAAGTGGGATGATGTAAATATGACACTTTTTAATCCTATTACTCCATCAGGAGCTCAAGCGGTAATGGAGTGGGTTAGATTAGGTCACGAGTCAGTAACTGGTAGAGATGGTTACTCAGACTTCTATAAAAAAGACTTAACTATAAATGTTTTAGGTCCTGTAGGTGATATAGTTTCCGAATGGATATTAAAAGGTGCTTTTATAACAAATTCTACATTTGGTGAGTTTAATTGGGATACTGAAGACACTGCCATAGAAATTTCATTAACTTTAGCAATAGATTATGCAGTATTGAATTTCTAAGATTTTACACCCCCCTCTCATCTTTGTTTAAAAAGGAGCTTGGCTTTGTCAAGCTCTTTTTTTATCGTGGTATTTATAACAAGAAACAAAAGTTATTATTAAATAAAAATTATGAGTGAATTTAAATTACCTACTGAAGAAGTAGAGTTGCCTTCTAAAGGCTTAGTTTATCCAAAAGACAATCCCCTATCAAGTGGTAAAATTGAAATGAAGTATATGACTGCTAAAGAGGAGGATATTTTA